TAACACCAGGAGGTGTAGGAGTTATTGTAATAGTTAAGTAGTCACTGTCTGCAGTACCAACATCATCTAAATCAATCTTAGGTATAGCTTTTGTAATAACATTCTTATCAGCAATAGGTCCGTAGAAGTTTGCTTTCATTTCGAATGTAAGAGTATATATAATAGTTCTTCTTGTTGCAACATCACCTTCAAAGTCATCAGCAAAGTCAACTGATTGTAGAGTGATAGGAACATCTTCTTTTAGATCTGGATAAGCGCTAATAGGAGACATAGTAAGATTATACTGTGGAGCAAAGTAAGGCATAATCTGCTCTACTATCTGTAATGCATCATCCTGAGTCTTAGCATATATGTTTAACTGAAATGTTATGTTATATGGTACATAGGTGTTAATCTTAGCTCTCTTATCAGCTGTAGCACCTGTCTGCATAAAGTTAGAAGTCTTCTGTAACTGTCTTGTTGGATCATATGTATAAGATACAATCTCAAAAGACATTCTAGGAAGCTTAAGTGCTACTCGTTGGCCTGAAGCCAAGTCAGCCTGCTCTCTAATACGATCTAAGAATTTAGCTTTAGGAGCATATGATAGTGGAACCTTTACTGTGCTAATAATAGCACCTGTAGAGTTCTTTCTTAGTACATAGATATCATTAAAGACTCTACCAAAGATAGCAACTGATCGTCTTACTCGTTCATGATAGAAATAATTACCAAACATTAGCTAGGATCTCCAAATGGGTTCGATTCACTAAAGTCTAAGAAGTCAGTTAGAGTATCAAAGTATTCGTTTTGTTCATTAGCAGCTATTTGATTATCTTCAGTTACAGATGTAACTTGTGCAATAGAGAAAGATGTAACAGCTTCCCTATCATCATAATCAGTTGTACCTACTATCTGAGTCCCAGTAATAAAAGTATGAAACTTACCATCATTAGCGCCTGCATGTATAACTCCTAACGTATTAGTATCAGGGTTATATGATGCAACCTCACCAGACATAATTGTACCATCAGCTAATGTCTGATTAACTATTTCACCAACTACAAACCCTTGTGAGTCACTATCAAGCACTAAGTTAAACTTATACGCATAATCCTGCTCTATATCATCAACAAGGTTAACTCCAGTATCGAAGTCTTCATCATTGTATTCGAAGAGTTCGCAACGTAGTTTATATGTTGGTAAGTTTTGCAACTGGTAGAATGGCTGTTCATGCTCTACATGAGTGATTTGAAACAGTTTAGATGAGAACGGAATATAAAGCAAATCACCCTCTGCAGGTCTTGCAACTGTAATCTCATTATCATATCTTTGAATAGTTTGATTCCATCTACGACGAGAAACAACAAACGTTGCCTGATCTCTGATTTCCACTCCAAACTTAGAGAATAGATCTCCTTCACCGTCAAATCCATCTACATTCTCAATCCACATCTCGATCTTATATGATGAGTTAAATCTAGAAGGTACATCATCACCTAAGATTCTATCTTCGTTAACAATATCTCTTGGAAGATAGTATATGTCTTGACCGTACATCTTTAAAGATTCTATTACGATATCCTCGAATAGGCCTTGCTCTGATCGTACTGCTTGACTGAAATATGGATTAGTTGCCATGCTTTACCCTACAAAGAAATCTGCTGGCATCTCATGTTCTAGTCTGATTGATTCTCTCAGACGATCTATATCACCAGTTGCATCATCATACAATTGACGACCGTTTAACATAACACCACCAGGTAATTGCATACCCTCAAACTTCATAAGGTTAGCACCCCATTGTTGTTTGATAAGAGCTGTAGTATATTCTTTTAACCACATATCGTTATACACTTTAGTGTGAGTATTAGCATCGATAACTTCATAGATCTCAACGATAATATAATCACCTTGCTTAATATCTTTGTTAGCAAACTCACCGTGAATATAAAGTCTATTCTGCTTACGTACAAAATTAACTTGAGGGTTACCATTCATTCTCATATCGAGTAATGAAAGGTACTGTTGCATTTGTTCGTAGTACGCTAGATCACCGATATAGCTATGCATATTTGCAATATCGTTTAGATGTAATTGGTACTTAACATCAAAGAAGTTCCTTGTCATAGTACCGCCATCAACAGAGAACATTCTAGATACAAACTGAACACTGTTACTTAGAGTGATATACTCGTTAGTAATATCATCAGCTGTAACTTGATGCTTAAGAAACGTTCTCATAGTAGCATCAGAGTGAAACTCTTGATAGTACTGCAATGCTTCGTCTACACGATCTTCTTGCTGATCAGGATCAACGTTGATCTCAATCACAGGATCACCTAGTCTGCGTAGGCAGTACTCTATAAGTGTATCTCTTGAATTTGGAATGGCCATGCTATTTCCTTAGTATATCTTTATTGTATTTATAAGGATAATACTAAGAAGCTGTATATCCATTTCCTGCTGTGATAGCTGCATTAGCTGCTGTCATACTTTCGTCTGTCCAATAATCTTTAGCAACCATTAGTTCTAGGTGCTGAGTATTACGATCCACACAGTCTTGTCGATCTGCTACGCTTTCACCTGACATAGCATCACCTGCTATTACATCATTGATAAGTGTAACTGAATCACCCATTGCTGAGTAGTTCTGTGCGATTTGTTCTGCTGTTAGTTCATCCATTGTCATATCCTTCTAGGTTTGAGACTTTATGAGTTATATATACTTTATTTTAAGTACACTATATTTATAATAAATTAACCTTCTTTTATTTTTAAGAATTATATTCATCTATTACAGGTTGTGGTGTTGCATCTACTATAGCCTGAGCTGCTGTTCGTTCTTCATTATCTTTAGTTATAAGTGGATTAGCTACTTCCACTTCAGTAGCAGTCATATCAGAATCATATTGAGTCTCTGTAATGGTAGCAGCAACAGGATCAATTGCAGTAACAGTAATTACTTCTACTTGTTCGTATATTGGAGAACCGTCAAAATCAAACTGAGGCAGACCATCAGAGTCTGTTAGTTGATTAGGACCATCCTGCATTTCAGTTACTTCAGCTCTACCATCTGCAACAATATATTGTGCTAGTCTAGCTGTTGCTGTTGTGTATGCTGTTAGCTGTTGAGCAAATAGATATTCTGCTGCAAGAGTAGCCATTGGTTCTGGGACTGTATCACCCCAAATGGAATTATCTTCAGCTGTTGCAGAAATAATTTCTACGTAGTGCGTATTAGCAGGATCTAACGGAACTGACATCCATTGCCCATTTATTGTTACTTGGATGCACACATTGTAGCCATCTGGAGCATAATATTTTGGATTTACAATTATGTTATTTGTCATTTTTATAACTCCGCATTAAAGGCAATAAAGGTATTTACTGAGTTTTTTTGTTCAAAAAAGCATCCAGTACCAGCACTGAATCCACTGCCATTACAATCAACTCTTCCCCATACTTTGCTGCTTCCTCCTAAAGTAGGGAGCGAAGTTGCAGTAGGTGATGTAGGATTACCTATGGGTGCACGCCAATAAAAATTACTAGCAGTCTGAGAACATATTAGAGTAGGAGCTGCTCTCATTTCTTGAGGAAATTGTATTAGATGAATAGCCCGGGTAGTAGTGTCTGCAAATCCGTGGGCTAAATAATCAAATCCACCACCTCCTTGACTAGCTCCACCAATCTGCCAATAATACCTCTGGCACAACGCAAGCTCTTCACCGTACGATCGGTGCTCAAAGGGTGTGGCGACTTTGCCCGCCTCTAGTTGGACTTCGCTATAATATACTATGTTACCACCGGGTTGTCCTGATGTGGGGCCAAATAAAACACTTAAACCAGGACTACCTGTGCCTACTGTTTTACCTAAAGTAGAAGGTAGGTAAACAGTAATTGAATAAAAGTTCCACTCATCGTTTGGCACTTTCCAATAGTCAGCATCATCAATTATGCTAACAGTGCTAGAACCTCCTGATCCGAAAAGCTGTTGAAACTCGACACGAAAGTCATTAGCCGTTGATGTCTTTGCCCAAAAACTCAGCGTAGCATAGCCTCCTGAAAGTGTGCTAACGTCTTCTACCTGCTGTCTAACAATACCGTACCCGTTACTACTATCTGCTGTTACTTTAAGCATTTTTGAAGGAGTTGAAACTCTGTCATTTGCTAATTGTTGAGTTGTTTCTCCAGACAAAGGAATTATCCAGCGATCTACTGTAGAATAACCAGAGATTCCTGTAGTAGGTCCAGCACCTCGTTGAGCAACGGAAAAATCTCCGTTTATGAAGACGTTCCTACGACCAGCACTAATCAGGTTAAACTGTTCCTGTGGTGTCTCTGCAGCCAACATTGCTTGACCAGCTGTACCGCTTGGCTTATCAAGCTCACTAATCTTTTCTCTTACATTTATTTCTGGTTTACTTACTTTAACTGTCATCGTTTAATCCTCTGCTACCATTCCGTTTGATGCACTGATAGCTGCACCTACTGCATCTGTTGTATTATCTATACGTCTTAGTCCTTGGAAGACTGAACGTCCTGCACTTGTACCTGCATGAAGCAATTCTGTATCATCGTCATATGCTAATGCTGTGACTGCATCTGAAGAACCATAAAGAGTAGCCTTTGCATTCTCTTGGAAGAGGTGCTTCTCATCTTCGTAGATTTTCTTGATTTGTTCGTCTGATGGGGCTGTGGCTGATATGCGGATAAGAGTTAGTGAACCTGAGAAAGGATTATTTTTACTAACATCGTTTCCAATTATCAAAGGAAAGTTGACAGAAAGGTTTGCACCATTATTAACAGAGTTTACTTGTGCGCCATTTATATACATGTAAGCTTTTGTGTTTGTTCTTTTTATACAGAAAAATGACCAAGTGTTATCTTTTAGTGCGCTTCCTTGCTGAAAATACTGCCCTGCCGTTGATAAACCTAGACCTACTGAATTGTTTATATAGACCTCAAAACCACTTACACCAAAGTTATTTCGGTTAAGTACTATGTCACTTCCAGATATAGAGTTTGGTTTAACCCAACCCATCACGCTGAAGTCACCAGTACCAAAGTCCAAGTCACTGTTGTACGGCTGTTCAAGGTAGTTAGTACTACTAAACCCACTGTACGCCACAAGATCAGCACCAGTTGCTACAGCACTCTTAGTCACAGTGCCGAACACTTGTAGATCATTGCCGTTCACGCTGCGGTCTTCTTCGGTTAGGAGGCGTATTGAGACGTTGTCGAAGAAAGCTGTTGTTCCGTTATTAACACCATTAATAGTAAGTTCCACATAACTTGTCGTAGAAGACGCAGTAAATGCAAAACTTAGTTTAGCATTTGTGGTACTTGTGTGATAGGTAATGTTTGATGCGCCTAAATCGTTGTTATAGATATAGACGTTATTGCTCGCTGTACCCTTCCTTGCAGTGACACTTACCCCATACCTTTGACCAACAACTGTTGTAAATTCCTGTCTAGCTCTTGGATAGGAGGCTGTCCCACCAGTAATTTGCAATTCACCAGAAACAACAGATATTGAGGCTCCACCGCCAGATTGCTCTGTCCACCCAGTAGTGTTACTATCAAATGTACCATTCGTAACCAACTCTGTGCCAGTAACATTAGTATCATCAGTGTCGCTCAAGGTTGCGAGTTTGATGTCGCCTACCTGATAACCTGTAGCAAAGTCAGAAGCTATTTGTGTAATCATTCCAGACTCAGGGTCAGATAGATTTTCTTCAACTTTTACTACTGTACCTTGATCATCCGATCCTTTTCCGCCTATGATAAGTTCATTATCTTTAGCCACTGCTATTAAAGCGTCTGTTCTAGGTGACTGCATATTAATAGGTATTAATAAATCACCTACGTGATTGGTTACATTCCACTCCTTCGGAGTATACTTTGAAACTAAAGCATTGGCAGTGGTGACACTATAATAAGGTGTAGTAATATCACCTGTAGGTATTTTTGTTGAATTTACACTACTCCAAGCATTATCGTAGTTGTTACCTGCTACCCAGAATACTTTATCGTCAACAAACTTAACCTCTCGAGGCATTTCATGTTGTATAGTATCGGAAACAATATCAACAACAGTCCCATCATCCTTAATAACACTCACACCACCATCAGTCGCAACCGCAATAGTAGGTACAGGCAATCCTGTAGCACTATCAATCGGGGCGTTGGGTA